AAGTTTGTAGGACCTAAGTTATATGTCCATGCTACAAGTGCATCAAATTGATTTTGTGTAAGATCAACTGTAACAGCATCATTTACATACCCACCATATTCATTCAACTCTTCTTCAAGCCATGCATCAGCTTGTTCTTGTGTACAGGTATCGCCTATTGTTACTCCTTTAGTTCTGCCATAAGCAATAGTAGGAACATTAATAGCATCATAGTATGCTTGCAATTTGCAACCTTCAAATTTTTTAATAAGTGATATGCCTTCATGTGATATTTGCATATTAGTCTCCTTTATTTGAGTTAGATGCTCCAAAATAGAATGAAATAACCGCACTTGCTAATCCTCCAAGATATCCAAGAACTAAATTTATTAGTGCCTCACTATTTTGTTCTGGTGGTTGTAAAGTTACTAAAAATATATATCCTAAAAATCCGCCTACAGTAGCAATACCCATGATTCTAGCTGTCCAATCTTTGCTAAACTTACCTCTAGCATCTTTTTTATCTTCAGCTTCTAGCTTAAATACATCCACATCTAATTCTTTCATGCGAATTTCAAAATCTTTTTCTGCTTGTTTTAATTGTAATAATTGTTCAGGACTAGCATTATTAATAGCAGATTCAATAGATTTTGCATCAGCTTTGCAACCTAATGTTTCGCAAATAATTTTAGTAGCCATGCCTCCTAGTGGTCCACCAACAGCAGAACCTAAACTTGGTGCTATTGATCCAACTACATTTTTTAACATTCCTTTTAGCATAAGTTCTCCTAACTAAAATCTCCCATACATTCTGTCCATTGTTCTGTATTTAAAACATCTTTACAAAGTTCATATTGACTACGCCATTGTGCAGGATCATAAGAATCATTCCATTCTTTTGTTTTCATAGACATTGAACAGCTTGTGATAATAATAGTGCTTAATATATATTTCATTAGCCGTTTAATGGATTATCATCTTTGTCTTCTAATTTACTTAAATCTTTTTCTAAACTTTGTAAATCAGCTTTAATGGTAGCTATGTCTGTTTTTATTTCTGTAATATCAGGAACTTCAATATTATCTATTTCTTTTTCTAAAAACTGAACAGATGTTTCTATTGATGCAAAGCGTTCCTCTATAACTTTTTGAGCATCTTCAGTATCTGATATACCACCAACAGCAGATTCAAGGTTTTCTAATCTATTAACATACTCTGCTCCTTGATAACCAAAGCCAGCAAGAGTTCCTACTATGCCAACAAGTGCAATTAATTGTGTAGTTTTATTTTCAAACCAATCCATTATTATCTCCACATATTAGGTTGATCATTTATCATTTGATCTAAACCTTTTAAATTATCATTTACCAGTCCATAAAAAGCACTGGTATTATCATTTAGTGTAGCAGAAGTGTATATATCAGAGCTACTATACCAATCTTGAGCATCAGGAACTGTTACTTGCGTATAGTTATTAAAACTAGGCACATAACCAATAAGTGCAATCAATTTAGACTCATCAGCATATTCGCCAGTTTCTTGTTGTTGTTGTTCTATTTCTTCTTGTTGTGCTTCAATGTTTGCAGCAATTATCTGATCAGCTATTTGATCTGCTTCTGAACTTGTCATAACTCCTGACATTGCAGTATCTATTTCTCCTTGTACGCTTTGCACTTGTACATCTGCTATTGCTATAGATGCTGAATTATCAAATGTTGGCAATGGCGTAATAGACATGATAGTACCACCAACATTATCATTAGACATAGACAATACTTGATTACTTTGTTGTGTAGCACTTGCAAATTGATCTGATGCACTAGGACTGCTAGAAGTGCTAATACCACCGCTAGATGTTGTCGTGCTTCCTGTAGCTACATTATTACTAGAAGTGTTATTAGATGAATTATTTGTTTGAGAGCCACCAGAGGCTTGTGAGTAGCTGTTAGCTGCTGTTTGCACTCCTGCTCTAACTACATTAAGTGCTGTAATCATTAATTTATTTTTGCCTGTAGGTTTATCAGATTCTACTGCTGCAAATTCTTCTTCTACTTCTTCTAACAATTCTTCTCTGTTTTCATCTTCTCTTTCAGCTATTCTTTCTTCTTCCATTGCTACTTGCATTTCTTCTATTTCTTCAAAGACTTCTTCTACCGCTTCTTCTTCAAATATTTCTTCTATAAATTCTTCTTCAGGCTCATCTAAGTCTGCTAGTCTTTCTTCAAAACTTTCTTCAAAATGTTCGTTGGTTTCTTCTTCAAACCACTCATCAAGTTCTTCTATAGAATTAAACTCAATAAATGTATTTGGCTCTGTAAAATCTTCTACTAAAAATGTTTCCTGAAACACAAACTCATCAAGTAACAGTTCTTCTTGGTGTGGCAAGTCATCATGTGGTGTTGCAAACTCTTGAAAGGGTAATGGCTCAGGATCAAAAAAAACAATTAACTCATCTGCAAAAGGTTCTTCAAAGTAATCATTGTAGTCATTAAATTCTTCATAAGGCAAAAACATTTCTTCTTCAAATACTTCTACGACAAAAAATTGTTCTTGAAAATCTTGTTCATGAAAACTGTCATCAAAGTTACCAGTAGCAAATTGTTCTTGTTCATCTGCAAAACCATAATCAACATTACTATCATCAAAAAAAGCTACTGATTCTTCTTGCCTATAACCTGCACAAAAAGGTGCATACTGTGGATCATCATCACATTGTTGATCATCATATGCTTCCCAATAATTAGGGCATGACTGACTATAAAGCTGAGTAATATTACATTGTTGTGCTAAGAAAGCATCAGCATAACCACTACAACTGCTATCATTTAATGGATTGCTACAATCTATTCCATTACCACTGCCTGAACCATATAATGATCCACCATTTTCAAGTGTGGTATTAATAGCTGTATTATTCCAATTAGTATTTACACAAGTAGATGAATTGGTTGTTCCAGTATTACATTCATCATGATAATAGTAGGTATATGAATTAGTTTTATTAGAACCAACCTCACCAATAAGAACATCATGGTTAATAATATTTAATTCTCTGTAACGAATATCAAATGAATTATTGTTCCAAAGTATTACTTCAAAACTATTATCTGTATTACTACGATTGTATTCCCTAAGACGATACCATCCAAAAATCATTTTTGAACTATCACCCCATGATTTCATGCGTGAATTGTTATCTCTTATTAAATCTGTCCAAAAAGGATATATGGTATAGGTATGCTGTCCATTAATAGGGTCAGGAGTATAGTCATTACAATAGCTACCACTATTACCAAAATGGAGACATCCATTCGTTGCCATTCTTGCTTGGCTAAATGTAGTGCCATAAAAAGTAAAATTAAAAGAAAGATCAATCGCAGGACTAATTCCATCATCAACTACCTCGTATGCTAACTCACCATTGAAGTTGTTTGCATTATCATGCAAATCATATAAAGGTTGATTAGCTTCATATGTATATTGACCATATACATTTAAAGATAAAAAACTAATTATTGTGTAGCATAAAATTCTTTTTTGCATTGTTTATCAGTTTTAGTTTTTCTTGTATATGTTTTTTTAACCAACCCAACAACATCTTTATTAATGCTTGTTCTTTTAGGATTAACTTCTTTTGTACATTGTTTAATAAATTCTTTTTCTTGATTTTTTGCATCAGGTCGTTTTGATTTATTTTTATCCCATTCTGCTGATGCTTCTTTTCCAATCTTGCCTTGATATGGACAAGGTGTGCCTGCCATTTCCATAGCTAAAAATACTCTTTCATCTTGGCACAACAAAGCAACTGATGCGACTTTCATGCCCATATCATAAAGATATTTAGATAGTTTTAATCTTTCACAATTTTGATCAACAATAGTTTTACCGCCTGATAAACCAAATACTTGTCCTTGAAAAGCACCTGATACACCAGTAGTACATAAGTCCTGTGAATAAGACATTATAGATGGAGCAATAGCAGATGCAGGTGGTGCTTCAGATTTTATATTTTGATTTATTGTCTGTGTACTATTTGATTCATTAATATTTCTATTTGTATTGTTACTGGTCGTATTATTATTATTTTCATTAACATTGTTGGTCGTAACATTAGATTCTGATTCAGATTTATTAATATTTGTATTTGTATTTGTATTATTAGAAGTAGAATTATTTGTATTATTTACATTCTGATTAACTGTAGAGTTTACAGTTGATGTTGATGTAGAAGTATTTACATTTGTATTCGTATTATTAGATGTAGATGTAGCCGTAGAAGTATTTACATTTACATTATTATTCGTGTTGACATTTGTATTGTTATTCGTATTTGTAGCTGTACTTGTAGTCGTATTTGTATTTACATTCGTATTTGAATTTGTGTTTGTATTCGTTGCGGTTGATGTATTAGTGTTAGTATTTGTATTTGTATTAGTATTTGTTGTAGTTGTAGTATTAACTGTATCAAGACTATTATTTTCACAATACTGTGTGCCATTAACACAAGCTGTGCCTGATTGTTGACTAGACTGAGCATTTGCTTGTATAGAAAAACCTGCAACTAATGTTATGCAAAACATCAATGCTGCCCATGCAATTATGTTATCGTGTTTTCTTTGGTCATCATCATTCATTGACTACATACACTCCTAGTTCAATTAATTTTTTTCTATTTTCTAAATGTTCTGTTTCTACATCTTTTTTGCTTTGACCTGTATATCGTACTGCTAAATATTTTTCAATCATTGACTGGTTAATATTTATATTATCTACAATAATTTCTCCTAATACACG